GATGATTTAAACAAATGGGTACAACCCTCTATTCTAGATATTTTTCACAAAACGGTAAAAAAAAAGATCTGTATCTTAGATAACATTGATTTCTTACATACCCATGAAAAAAAAATAATGACGCAATTCTTAAAACAGTTTAAACTAGAAGACAAAAAAAAGAAACATCGTACTTTTTCTCTTATTTTATGTGGTACCAACGTACATGATAAAAAAATTAAAGAATTGATGAAGTATTGTACCTGTATACAAACAAAACCTTTTAAGGATCTGTTACATAACCAATATGAGAAAAGTATACAAATCAACATCAAGCAAATTATGACAAAATCGTTTCGTGAAGATTTCATGATTGAAAATGAAAAAGCAACACAAGCGTTACTATTCCATGAAAATTTGATTGATGTAGTGAAACCCGAACATTTTCCTTTTTATCAGAAAGTATTACAAAACCTTTGTGTAGGGGATTATTTTGACCGGATCAGTTTTCAAAAGCAATTATGGATCTTTAATGAAATGACCTATTCGATCAAACTACTCCATAATTATTATTTGTATCAACAATCCAATATCGTCCCTAAAAAGGTTTCCGAATATCGATTTACCAAAGTTCTTACCAAATATAGCAACGAATACAACAACAATACCTTTATCATTGGATTGTGTCACAAAATGAATTGTTCCAAGAAAGATTTATATTATCATTTAATACGAAAAAAAACAGATGATTTTACTCCGAACGAGTTGAATCGCGCTCTTGTATATTTCCAATTAAAATCTTAATGTATTCATTTTTATTCTCCAATTCCTTTTGAGTCTTATCTAATTCTTTTTGAAGATATAAAATCTCTTCTTTGCTTTTACGAAGTAATTCGATCCATTCTTCTGGATTCATTTGTCTCGGTTTCATTCTCTCTTGATCTCTTCTTTTTATTTCCGCCAATACGTCTGGTTTGTATTTCACATCACCCGGTTCATACCTGTCTAACAGAGTATCCAATTCTTTTGTATAAAAATGACACAACTCTTTGTTTTTTACCACTTGATGTACCTTCAACGCGGATTCTTTACAAACTGAACTGTTTGTGTCAATCAAACGCCGTTTATCAAATGTATTTTGATTATGCGAAAAAACCAAAATCGTTTTCAATGGATCTAACTGTACAAAGGGAATGGTATAGTCCTTCAAAAAATGTTTTTCTTCTCCAATGACAGCGTCGTCCTCATACTGGGTCTGTTTCAACAACGCTCGTTTGAAGGCGAACGTACCCGCGGTCGAATGATTCGGACCATACGGACCAAATTTGTACATTTTTTGTAATCCATTAAACCAAATATAGATTTCACTTGAACCCGAGCATAAAGCATTAGACTTTGTGAGTTTAGAAACAGCGTGAGACACTCGCTGAGGTGGATAATAATCATCGTCGTCCATATACACCAGAATATCGTCGTCGTTTTGAAAGGAGCATTGTTCATGCATAAAATTACGTTTTTTACCTAACGGCATTTTATCCACAGATATGTATTTCACAAACGGTAAATCGGACACCAAATCACCAATCTTATCGGTTCCATCGTCTACAATAATCCATTCTAGTTTATCCTGTGGATAATCTTGATTCAATACATTTTGAATGGCGCCTTTGAAGAAAGGTCTTCGATTAAAGGTAGGTGTACAAATACTCACTCTCGGAAGACTCATTATTCTTACACCCGGATTGTATTTAACCTGTTTTTGTGATAACATAATAACCAATGAGAACAATGAGAATGAAGGTCATGATCACATAAGTGTCTCCTAAGATTTCTTTGACATTTAACAAAAGCAATAATAAAGCAATAAGTACAATAGACCCTGACGAATTTTTTAACATCTCTATGACCTCTTTTAGTTTGATGAGTTGAAAAAAAGTGAAAAATATCTTTGCGATGATAAGAATACCATATCCGAATCCCATTAAAATCGGCATCGTCACTCCAAACACAGATAAAAAAGTGAGTGGATTAAAATCAACGACATACAACTGATTGATGGTTTCAAGCAAGTTTGATCCTCCTACTAATTTCATAATAATTGCGATGTATTGACTAAAAGAAAAGAGCAAGGTCAAAAACGATAAAAACATCAGGGTTAAATTACGAGCGAAAAATAAATCTTTCCCTAAAGTGGCGCATGTAGAAAGCAAGCAAGTAATCACCAACACCGTACATATGGGTAAAAGGATTAACAAAAAACACGATAAAATAGAGATAGACAGAGACTTTAACTCATTTAACAGAATAGTGTTCATACCTTTCCCTGAATTCATTTCAATTTTCATTTGTTTCATCAAATCCCCATTGATTGCGCTAATGGTTAAAAACATCACATACAATAGAGCAGCGAATACGACAATGGAAATTGGAGACGGTATGATATTTGCGACTTTTTCATTGAACATAGACGCTCCAGAATGCATAAAAGACAATATCTTGTTACAATAAAGATAATTTTGAAAAATGAGACCTGTTAAAAAATAGGAGAAAAAATGACTAGGACTTGGGTTTGGTACTGTTTCGCATTGGTTTCTTAAATATTGAAGCATACTGTTCACATTCTTCTTATCCATCTTTAACGCGGCAGGTTTTATAATGTTCAATAACTTGGTTTCCTCTTCGGTTCTCTCCGTTGTTCTATCTTGGGAATACCTTTCTTGTAACTTGAATAGTTTTCCAATGTCGGATTGAGAGATAGACTCGCACTGGTTGTTTACATATCTAAACGGATTAAACACAGGAACATACCCCATTCCCTCTTTCTTATCGATACCTTCTTTGCTTTTTTCATAGTACACATAGGGGTATTTATCGACATCATTTGGATAAAGATCTACACTGTTCACTCCCAACCAACATCGTATCGAAATCAATAAAAACCAAAAAATAAGGATTGGGATCATATCCATTAAGAGTTTGTAGACAATAATCCATAAAGAATAAAATGGAGAGTCTGTCGGAATAAAACTCGCTTTGGTTCCATAATCTACGGGTTCTGGAGCATTGGGTAAAGAGGAAGGAGAAGTAGAAGGAGAAGTAGAACCGGTAGACAGAGTCGGTATTTTAGGAATACTAGGTATAACCGAGGGTCGTATACTAATGGTTCCCTTTGTAACTGTTTTTGTAAACTTGGAATCAATACGCGAAATACTGGACGCGTCAGAAAAGGTATACATTGATTTGGTTGGGGTCGAAAATTTATTGACGTCTGTATTTGTTTTTGTACCTACTGGAAATGTAAAAGTATACAAGGGACGAGTGCCTGACGTACTCGATTTAAACGTTTTTGTTTCTTCTGTATAAAAATTATCGGAATTTTGGTGGATCGTTAAGGAAACGTCATCATTCCCGACAAGTATATAGTCTTTACCCACTACACCTGTACTAGGTAAAGGACCTCTCATAAAGTCAGGTACTTTAAAGATTACTTCTGTCATATTATATTCAATTATAAAATATTTGTTTACCTGGCATATAGTAACGATGCGTTTCCACTAATAAACCGTAATAAATTATACCTTTCTTCCGCTAAATAAAAGTCATAACTATACAAATAGAGTATATCTTTTTGGGTTGTACCAATAATAGTACCATCGATATCACAAAACACTTGAAAATTTGCTGTAGGGTCTATCTCAGGTAAGATTGTAGAGACATCAAATTCAATGGTCTTAAAACGACTCAGGTTAATTGCTCCTGAAGGTTGTAATTCAAATGGATTTGTATTCAGACTAAAACTATAGACGTAAAGATTTGGATTAGATCCCCCGTTTGAGTGGGTGTATTTTTCAAGCGAATGGTAAATGCCCGGGTTCAAAGAAATTTCTCTATATTTTCCGTCAAACAAAATCGACAACGACAAAAGAATTTGAGAGAGATTCATAGGAGATAAAACTGGATTCACAGAATACAATGTAGGTACCTTGATCACTTCTCCGGTACTAGACCTACTCGGATTGACGCCTGGACCAAAAGTTTCGTTTCCTATCATAAATCCCGTTATTGGAGCGGGTTCTATATTTTTAGGTAGTTTACCGTCGTATTTCCAGTTTGAATAATTGGACCATTCATTTCTCTGATACGCGTCGCTTCTTCTAAAATGCCACATCCAA